CCCACACCCCTTAATCCACACAAATCACTACCAAATTTTCATATCAATACCCACCCCCCTTCGTAATTTCCTAGAGTCAAGGTTTTCACCACCCAGAAAACACCCCCCTTGTCTTTTTCTGGAGTCCCGTCTCCTTTTGGGGTACTATATTTTTGCAGGATGGTTCCGACGATTCCTACCCTGTCGGCCCCCGGCTCCGTGATGCCGGGCTCCTCTTTCGCCCCCTTTATATACAGGGGGCTTTTTTTGTGATATAACCCGCGCATGTCTACATATATTCTTGATGTCGATAAAGATATCGCGTTACCAAAAGACGCGACTGGGGCAATGCCACAGATGACGCAGCAAGAGGAGTTAGAGGTCTACGCAAGGACTATCAAACTCTTATCTGATCTGCAGGGCAAGCCTATTGAGCCTGACGAGCAAGATAAAACCACGGCAAGAGAACTTGCCAAAAAGATGTTGACAGATGGCGGAAAAGTGGATTTCGCTAATTATAGAAACGAAACGCTGGCCTATTTGGCTGGAATGGTCGCCCAATATGACCAGATGGTGGTGCGAGACCTCGCCGACCTTAAACTCTACGTCGTAAATAAGTTGGTAGAACAGACTACTAACCCCGATCCCAAATTTGCACTCCCCGCAGTCAAAGCGCTGGGAGAAATCGACGGTGTTGATGCGTTCAAAAAGCGCACAGAAGTCACCGTTGCTCATAAAACAAGCGAAGAAGTCGAGAAATCTCTACTTGAGAAGTTAGAAAGACTCGAAAGATTGGCTGAAAAAGGGAAAATACGGGACGTAATTGACGTAGAGGCCATAGATGCTGACTCCCGAACGGATTAAGTTCTTAAAAACCCATATTAATTTGCTTAGCCACAACGAAAAGTTGGAGGCTTTGGACGAAATTAGTCGTTATGAGGCAGAACAAGTAAAGAAAATAGGTCAAACTGACCTTTTATCGTTCGCAGACCACGTATATCCGGGCTATAAAGTAGGCCCACACCACCGCAGACTGGCTAATATCTTTGAAGATATAGCCGCAGGCAAGAAAAAGCGGGTTATTGTGAATATTGCCCCCCGTCACGGTAAGTCTGAGTTGATTTCCTACCTTGCTCCGGCGTGGTTTCTAGGTAAATACCCTCATAAGAAGGTCATTATGGCCTCCCATACCGCAGATCTAGCGGTTGACTTTGGTCGTAGGGTGCGTAACTTGGTAGCCGATGATAAATATAAAGACATCTTTCCTCAGATTGAGCTCCAGCAGGACTCTAAGTCAGCGTCACGTTGGGGAACAAATTTTAAAGGCGAGTATTTTGCTATTGGTGTCGGCGGCGCTCTGGCTGGTCGTGGTGCCGATCTGTTTATTATTGATGATCCACACTCAGAGCAAGAAGCCAAGCAAATGCGACCCGAAGTGTTCCTGCCAGCATGGGAATGGTTTCAGTCAGGGCCGATCCAACGTCTAATGCCGGGTGGGGCAATAATTGTGGTGATGACTAGGTGGTCAAAACTTGACTTGACCGCCCAGATTGTGAATCACATGATCAAAAATGAGGACGCAGACCAATGGGAGGTGGTGGAGTTTCCAGCCATCCTACCTAGTGGGAAGGCACTTTGGCCTGATTTCTGGCCTATAGAAGAGTTGGAGGCAAAAAAAGTCGGGATGGATCCCCGGTATTGGCAGGCTCAGTACATGCAGGATCCGACGGCTGAAGAAGGCGCACTAATTAAGAGGGAGTGGTGGCAGATCTGGGATAAAGAGGGCCCTCCGGAGTGCGAGTTCATAATCATGAGCCTTGACGCGGCGCAAGAAGCCAACAACCGGGCGGACTACAACGCTCTAACTACGTGGGGCGTCTTCCAGAACGAAGAGACAAACATCTGTAACATCATTTTGCTCAATTCAGTAAAAAAGCGCATGGAGTTTCCCGAACTCAAGGCCATGGTGCTTGAGGAGTACAAGGAATGGGAGCCAGATGCGTTTATAGTGGAGAAGAAGTCCAACGGATCGGCGCTTTATCAGGAACTTCGTCGCATGGGTGTGCCGGTTTCAGAATTTACGCCGGGCAAGGGGCAGGATAAGATTGCAAGAGTCAACGCTGTGTCCGATTTATTCTCATCTGGGATTGTCTGGGCACCTGACAGGCGGTGGGCAAAAGATGTTATTGAGGAATGTAATGACTTTCCATCGGGGGCGAACGACGACTTGGTGGACTCAACAACTCAGGCCCTTTTGAGATTTAGAAATGGGGGGTTCCTGCGTCTACCGACGGACGAGCCTGATGACGAAATATTTTTTAGGCGCAAGAACAGCGTCTATTACTAAGGATAAAACATGGCGATTGATAAAGCACTTAACCAAGCCCCGATAGGGTTGGATGAAGAGATGATGGTTCAGGAAGGCCCTGAAATCGAGATTGAGATTGAAGATCCAGAGGCTGTTCGTATTGGCGTTGATGGGATGCCGTTAGTTGAGTTTGAAAAAGGTGAGAATGCAGAAGATTTTAATGCGAACCTTGCCGAAGACATGGATGAGGGCGCATTGACTGAACTAGCAGGCGATCTGTTAGGTGATGTTCAGTCTGACGTAGACTCCCGTAAAGATTGGATGCAGACCTATGTAGATGGTTTGGATCAATTAGGTATGAAACTTGAAGATCGTACAGAACCTTGGCCCGGAGCATGTGGCGTTGTACACCCACTATTATCTGAGGCGCTGGTGAAGTTTCAGTCTGAAACAATTATGGAGACATTCCCGGCTATGGGGCCGGTGAAGACACAGATCATCGGTAAAGAGACTCCAGAGAAAAAAGAAGCCTCTATTCGTGTACGTGACGACATGAACTATCAACTAACTGAGCGCATGGTCGAGTATCGCCCGGAGCATGAGAGGATGTTGTGGGGTTTGGGCTTAGCAGGTAATGCGTTTAAGAAAGTCTACTATGACCCTTCGCTAGAGCGGCAGGCGTCTATATTTGTACCGGCTGAAGACATTATTGTGCCTTACGGCGCTTCTAGTTTAGAGACAGCAGAACGTGTAACACACGTAATGCGTAAAACTAAAAATGAGCTCAAGAAGCTCATGGTTGCTGGGTTTTACAGAGATATTGACCTACCAGAGCCACAAAGTACATTAGATGAAGTAGAGAAAAAAATTGCTGAAAAGATGGGCTTTCAAGCCTCCAGTGATGATCGATACAAGATCCTTGAGATACATGCAGATTTAGTAATTGAAGATGATAAATATGCAGACGTAGATGAGGATGGGAAACCTACTGAAATAGCCCTACCGTATGTGATAACGATTGATAAAGATACACAAGAGATCCTAGCGATCCGTCGCAACTGGAACCCCGATGATGATCTGAAGGCTAAACGCCAACACTTCGTACACTATGGATACATACCAGCATTTGGTTTCTATCATTTTGGTCTTATTCACCTTATTGGTTCTTTTGCTAAATCTGGTACTTCAATTCTTAGACAACTTGTTGATGCTGGTACTTTGTCTAACTTACCGGGAGGTTTTAAAACCCGAGGACTTCGTGTCAAAGGTGATGACACACCAATCTCCCCAGCAGAGTTTAGAGACGTAGACGTACCGAGCGGTACTATTAAAGACAACATCATGACGCTCCCATACAAGGAGCCGTCGCAGGTTCTAGCAGGATTGCTAGATAAGATTATTGATGATGGTCGTAGGTTTGCAGCAATTGCTGATCTTAAGGTCAGCGATATGTCGTCTCAGTCACCAGTAGGTACAACGCTGGCTATATTAGAGCGCATGCTTAAGGTCATGTCGGCAGTACAGGCACGGATTCACTACAGCATGAAGCAGGAGTTCAAGCTCCTCAAAATCATCATCCGTGACTACACCCCCGAGAACTACTCATATGAGCCAGTAGAGGGCACCAGAAGCGTCAAGCAGTCGGACTATGACCAAGTGGATGTGATTCCCGTGTCAGACCCCAACGCTGCCACGATGAGTCAGAAGGTTGTCCAGTATCAAGCCGTTATGCAGTTGGCTGCCCAGTCTCCCCAGATCTATGATCTCCCGATGCTCCACAGGCAGATGCTTGAGGTTCTAGGTATTAAGAACGCCGAGAAGCTAATTCCGATGCCGGAAGACCAGAAACCTCGCGATCCGATATCTGAGAATATGGCTGTCCTGAATGGCAAACCAGTCAAAGCGTTTATCTACCAAGACCACGAGGCACATATAGCCGTCCACCTGATGGCTATGCAAGACCCGAAGATTGCACAGTTAATTGGTCAGAACCCGATGGCTGGGCAGATTCAAGCAGCGGCAATGGCTCATATACAAGAGCACGTCGCGTTCCAATATCGCAAGGAGATAGAGGAGCAAATAGGTACAGAACTGCCCCCACCAGACCAAGATTTGCCGGAAGAGTACGAGTTGGCTATCTCTCGCTTGGCAGCTAGGGGCGCAGCCAAACTCTTACAGAAGGATCAGGCGCAGGCCGCACAACAGCAAGCCGCCGCTGAGGCTCAGAACCCTCTTACCCAGATCCAGATGCAGGAGTTGCAGATTAAGCAGGCAGAAGTCGAACGTAAGAAGCAGAAAGATGTTATGGACGCAGCCGCTAAGGCCGACCAGATTGAGGTTGAGAAACTACGGATCACCACTCAGGCTGAACTAGAAGGAGCCAAACTCGGGACTCAAATAGCCCGGGCTAGAGATGAAAAGGCTTCCAAGGATCAGATAGAGGGAATAAAACTTGGTCTACAAATGGGGCAAGTAATGAAGGAATCTAAACAACCTAAAAAGGAGAATAAATGAGTAATGACATTCTCAAGTATCTTTCAGACAAGATACGAGAGGAAATGAGGGTAATAGAGCAGGATACCGTCTTAGGTAACGCTAAGGATTTCGGGGCCTATCAATATGGCTGTGGAATCTATCGCGGACTCCTAATCGCAAATAATATTCTTATAGAAACGAAAGAAAGGATGGAAAGCTCTGATGAGTGAACTTCTAATCGGCACAAACCCCGATGATCCAAACGAGGCAACTGTATTACCTGATACCGACGAAAGGAAGGCTAAACAGTTACCAGACCCCTCTGGATACCGCATTCTGTGTGGGATTCCTAATATAGAGGAGCAGTACGAAAGCGGAATTATTAAGTCTGACATGACCCTCCAACACGAAGAACTCCTCACAACAGTTCTGTTTGTCGTGAAGATGGGGCCGGACTGCTATAAGGACGCCGCAAGGTTCCCATCAGGGCCTTGGTGCAAGGAAGGGGATTTTATTCTTGTGCGCCCTCACGCTGGCACACGGTTAAAGATCCATGGTCGAGAGTTCAGGATTATCAACGATGACTCCGTTGAGGGAGTAGTCGAGGATCCACGCGGTATTTCACGTAAATAAGGAGCCCCAAAATGGCTGAAGAAAAGTATGAATACGAAGTAGATGTAGATGAAGGCTTTACCCCTAATAAGGGTAAACCCGCAGAGAAAGAGGTAGAGGCAAAATCTCAAGTAAATATTGAGGTCGAGGACGATACGCCTGAAGAGGATCGTGGTCGCCAGCCTATGCCCAAGGAGTTGGTTGAGAAGCTAGACCAAGACGAGTTGGACAAGTATGACGAGGAGGTCAAATCCAAACTCAAACAGATGAAGAAGGTCTATCACGATGAGCGGAGGGAGAAAGAACGAGCCTCCCGCGAGCGTGAGGAGGCCCTAACCCTAGCCAGACAGGCTATCGAGGAGAACAAACGGCTCAAATCTAGGCTGACTGAAGGCGAGAAAATCTATGCCGATACAGCCAAAGACGCCGCCTCCCGGGCACTGGAGATGGCAAAAGCTGAGTACAAAGCCGCGTATGACGCTGGTGATGGGGACGCTTTAGCCGCCGCACAGGTAAAGATTACTGAGGCTACTTTTTCACTAAAACAGGCAAATGACTTCAAACCTACTTTACAAACGCCTGAAAAAGAAGTACAAATCCCTCAAAGTAAAACTGAATCTGCTCCGCTGGAACCAAAAACCGCAGAGTGGCTTGAGAAAAATCCTTGGTTTGGCAGCCCCAGACATAAGGCAATGTCCAGTTTCGCTTATGGTGTACATGAAGAACTGCTTGACGAGTTTGGGCAGAAATTTAATGGCACCGAAGAATATTTCCGTCGTATTGACAAAGCAGTACGGCGTTCTTTTCCAGACTACTTCAAAGACGTAGATGGAGAGGAAGAGGAAGTTGGGGATCAAAAACCTCAGCAAGCGCGCTCTAAATCTGCGCCAGTAGTTGCTCCAGCTTCAAGAAGTACGGCTCCCAAAAGAGTCAAACTTAGGCAGTCGCAACTTGACGTTGCAAAGAGACTTGGGATTAGTCCCGAGCAGTATGCTAAAGAATTTTTGAAATTGGAGAACTAAAATGGCAGAAAACAGACTACAGCGTGAATTTGAAAGCCGATCCACCACGGAGCGCCCCAAGGCTTGGATGCCTGCTTCAGCACTACCGGAGCCAGACAAACAACCGGGATACGCATACCGTTGGATTCGCGTTGCCTCACAAGGGCAGGCTGATCCTAAAAACACGTCTTCAAAAATGCGTGAGGGTTGGGAACCTGTTCGAATTGAAGAGCAACCCAAGTTCCAAATGCTGACTGACCCCAATAGTCGGTTCAAAGACAATATTGAAGTAGCCGGACTGTTACTCTGCAAGATCCCTGAAGAATTTATGCAACAGCGTAAGCAGTACTACGCTAAAGCCACTAAAGACAACATGGAAGCCGTAGATAACACGTTCATGAGAGAGAACGATGCTCGTATGCCCCTCTTTAGAGAGAAAAGGTCTACAACGTCGTTTGGTAAAGGTAAATAAACTTTTAACGAGGTTAAAAAATGGCATATCCCACCGTATCAGGCCCTTACGGGCTTATTCCGATCAATTTGATCGGCGGTCAGGTGTTTGCTGGTGCTACTCGTCAAATTCCCATCGGTTCTGCTGAAGCAACCGCCATCTTCTTTGGTGACGTTGTTAACCTGAACTCCGATGGTAATGTGACGAAGTTGACCACCACGGACTCTGGCTCAACAGTTGGTGTTTTCCTTGGTTGCACCTATGTCGATCCGACATTTGGTCTGACCTTCCGTCAGTACTACCCCGGTGGCCTGACAAACTCCACGATGACTGCATACGTGCAGGACGACCCGGATGCTTTGTTTAAAGCCGCAGTGTGTTCTTCTGGCACAACCATCAGTTACTTAAACCGTACTGATGTCAACCGTAACGCTGCTTTGGTTCAGAACGCTGGTTCTACGACTACAGGTAACTCTGGTGTAGCAATTCAAAATGCTACCAACACCACGACGACCCTCCCAGTTCGTATTATCGACACTGTTCCTGAGACAGCAATCGCTGGTTATCCCGGTTCTTACACGGAAGTAATCGTGAAGTGGAACTTTGGTGTGCACCGGTATTACAACGCCACTGGCGTATAAGGAGCATATTAAATGGCTATTTC